TATCTAGTTTTGATACCTTTCTACCCACAAACAGATAAAAACGGTATAGGGAAAAATAATAGTTAATCAACATAATTAACTCCAGTTGACAAATCGATCCCATAGGGTATACTATCCTACAAGTCCTTGTCAACCAAAAAAAATAGTTGGGAAAACAATGGGTTATCGAAGAATACAAAAAGACTTGCAGCGTCAAAAGAAAAGACGTAACCTCTCAGCGGCAAGCTTATCTGATCCTATGTTTCGTAAGCGTGTTGTTGAATCAAAAAAGATAAAGCACAAACGTAAGCGATTGACAAAAGATCAGATTGACAAAATCTACAACGAGACTGAACAGGAAACGTAGCATGAATATCTTTTATCTAGATAAAGACCCTGTACGTGCCGCTGAGTATCATTGCGATAAGCATGTAGTAAAAATGATATTAGAATCAGCACAGATGTTGTGTACAGCGCATAGGCTTCTCAGTGGTGAAGACTATTGCAATGATAAAGGTTTGTATAAATTAGCATATAAAAATCATCCTAGCACAAAGTGGGCTAGAGAATCGTTTGTGCAGTACAGATGGCTGTACAATCTATATGAAAAGCTGTTGACAGAATACACGAAAAGATATGGTAAGATACATGCATGTGAAAGATTACGTGCAGAGCTAGAACTGGTTCCTACAAATATAGATGCTAAACCTTTTACAGAGCCACCACAGTGTATGCCTGATGAGTACAAAGTAAAAGGTAATTCTGTAATAGCGTATCGTCACTACTACAAAGGAGAGAAAGCTGCATTCGCAAAATGGCAGTACTCTGACATTCCGTGGTGGTGGGAAAACCCTAACGAGTTCATTTTA